TCTACAATAGGAAAAATTGCAGAAGTTTTAGGTATTAAAGAAGGTTTATCAGATAAACAAAAAGCAACAAAAAAAGCTAGCCTATCTCAAAAAGTAGTTCGACAAGCTATGAAAAGAGCAGGTGTTGCAGGTGTTGTTGCAGCAGAAGTTATACCAAGATTAGGTGCTATGTTAAATGCTTCTAATACAGCTAAAGTAAATCCTGCTAGAAAACCTATGGGATTTGCTCCTGCTGCTAAAGATAAACAGTTACAAAATACAGTTAAAAAAACAGTTAAAAAAGTTACTTCAAAAACAACACCTAAAACAAAACCTAAACCTAGACCAAAAACTATACCTAAAACAAAACCAAAAGTGAGGCCAATACGATGACATTTAGATTAAGTCAAAGATCAATGGATAAACTTGAGGGAGTACATCCTGCTATGACTGGAGTAGTGGAAAGAGCTATCCAACTTACAGACATAGACTTTGGAGTTACACAAGGTGTAAGAACTTTAGATGAGCAAAAGGCTAATGTAGCTGCAGGAAGATCACAGACAATGGCTAGTAAACATTTGTTACAGGACGATGGCTTTAGCCATGCTGTAGATGTTGTTGCCTATGTAGGATCAGATGTATCTTGGGAATTAAATATGTACGACAATATCTGTGACGCATTTAAAACTGCAGCAGAAGAAGTAGGGTGTAGTGTTAAGTGGGGAGCAGCTTGGTCTGAAGGAGACATAAGAACTTATCCAAGTTCAGCAGAGGACGCAATGATGGCCTATGTAGATTTACGTAGATCACAAGGGCGTAGACCTTTTATAGACGCTCCACATTTTGAGTTAATGTAGTGAGATGGGTAGTCTTAACTCTGTTTTTATCTGGCTGTGGTTTGAGTACTCTTATGTCGCTAGGAGGGTCAGGCGGTCCTACAGTAAATTCTAATGCACAGATAGGTAAAGAAAACAGACAATCTGTAATGTCTGTAGAGCAGAGTGAAGAAGTATCTGCAGGTAGAGACGTAATAACAACAGAAGTTATCAAAGAGGTAGAAGCAGGGCCAGTAGAAAAGCTGCTTATCAGTAACCAAAACATACCCCCTTGGGTCATGCTTCTACTCATACTAGGATGGTTACTGCCAACACCAACAGAAATAGGTAGAGGTATAATTAATTTTATACTTGCATTATTTGGAAGAAAGATGTATAATGGCAAGAACGCTAACTGAGAAACAACAGAAACTACTAGCAGTTTTATTTGACGAAGCAGGTGGTGACATTGTAACCGCAAAGAAACTTGCAGGGTACTCTGATACTACATCTTCTACTGAGGTAGTTAATTCACTTAAAGAAGAGATACTAGACGCAACGCAGACTTACATGGCACGTAATGCACCAAAAGCTGCAATGTCAATGGTAAATGCATTACATGATCCTACGGAATTAGGTATTCGTGATAAGATGCAAGCTGCCAAAGAACTACTTGATCGTACAGGTCTAGTTAAAACAGAGAAGATGCAAGTAGAAGCAAAGGGTGGCGTAATGCTTATGCCTCCTAAACAAACGGATGACGATGACTAAACCTCTACAAAAGTGGAAGTTACCCCAACCAACTGACATAAAAGAAGACAACGAATGGATTGCTATTCCACGTATATCAAGAACAATACCATTCGGATATGAATTAGATAAAGACGATCCAGATATACTTCAACCTATTGAGAACGAACTCAACATGCTTGAAGAGGCAAAGAAGTATCTTAAACAGTATTCGTATCGTGAAGTAGCTAACTGGTTGTCTAGAAATACAGGACGATCTATCTCTCACGTAGGACTCAAGAAACGGTTGGATAATGAGCGAAGAAGAAAAAACAAAGTTGGAAGCCTACGCAGATGGGCAGACTATGCGAAAAAGGCAATCGCCAAAGCGGAAGAAATCGAAGCCAAACGTATCGGTGCAAAAGAAAAAGAAAACTACCCCGAAGCCAAAGCCAGTTAGCATTGTAGAATCTATACCAATAGAGGAGCAACACAATGTTATATTTAAACCTAATGATGGACCTCAGACTAGTTTTCTAGCAGCAGGTGAGCGTGAGGTGCTATATGGAGGCAGTGCAGGAGGCGGGAAAAGCTACGCCATGCTTGCTGACCCATTAAGGTATATGGGCCACCCTGCCTTCTCAGGATTGCTCCTACGGCATACTACGGAAGAATTAAGGGAACTTATCTTTAAGTCACAAGAAATGTACCCTAAGATATGGCCTGGGATTAAATGGTCAGAACGTAAGATGCAGTGGACTGCGCCCTCTGGTGCGAGGTTGTGGATGTCCTACCTAGATAGGGAAGATGATGTCCTGCGCTACCAAGGTCTAGCGTTTAGTTGGATAGGCTTTGACGAGTTAACACAATGGCCCTCACCATTCGCATGGAATTACATGCGCTCTCGTCTACGGTCCACTGCACCCGATTTACCAGTGTACATGAGGGCTACCACTAACCCTGGAGGTAGGGGGCATCACTGGGTAAAGAAAATGTTTATAGACCCTGCTGCACATAACAAAGCATTTGACGCAACAGACATAGAGACAGGGGAAGTTTTAAAGTACCCTGCAGGTCACGAAAAAGCAGGAAGGTCATTGTTTAAACGTAAGTTTATTCCTGCACGTCTGTCTGATAATCCATATTTATCTAAACAGGGTGACTACGAAGCAATGCTACTGTCGCTGCCTGAACAACAAAGAAGACAATTACTAGACGGTGACTGGGATATTAAAGAAGGTGCAGCCTTTACAGAGTTTGATAGAAACATACATGTAATTGAACCCTTTGACATTCCTAGTAACTGGGTAAAGTTTAGAGCATGTGACTATGGATACGGAAGTAAGTCTGGTGTAATTTGGTTTGCTGTATCTCCTGATGAGAAGCTAATTGTATATAGAGAATTATATGTAGGTAAAGTTCTTGCTACAGACTTAGCTGACATGGTATTAGAGTTAGAGGCAGGTGACGGAAACATTAAGTACGGAGTACTAGACTCTAGCTTGTGGCACAAACGTGGAGATACTGGACCTAGTTTAGCTGAACAAATGATTATAAAAGGTTGCAGATGGCGTCCTTCTGATAGATCAAAAGGCTCAAGAGTATCGGGAAAGAATGAAATACACAGACGTTTACAGGTAGATGAGTTTACAGAAGAACCCAGACTAGTGTTTTTTGAAACTTGTACAAATTTAATTTCGCAACTACCTGCATTACCTATAGATAAAAAGAATCCAGAAGATATTGACACACATTCAGAAGACCACTTGTATGATGCTCTAAGATATGGTATAATGTCAAGACCTCGTTTCAGTGTATTTGATTATGATCCTATGGGTAGACCGTCTACTGGTATGAGAGTAGCAGATGCAACATTTGGATATTAAGGAAAAATAAATGGCAGAAGATAACGAAGTATTTATTGAGGACGATGCAGTAGTTCTTGAGGATACAGATAACTCCATAGAAGAAGACGCAGATACATCTAAGATAATTCCATTTATTATGCAGCGATACCATCGTGCAGAAGACTATCGTAGACAAGATGAAGAACGTTGGCTCAGAGCTTATCGCAACTATCGTGGTTTATATGGTCCTGATGTTCAGTTTACTGAAGCGGAAAAATCTCGTGTGTTTATTAAAGTAACTAAAACAAAAACATTAGCTGCATATGGACAGATAGTAGATGTACTATTTGCAAAGAATAATTTTCCTTTAACTGTTGATCCTACGGAACTTCCTGATGGAGTAGTTGAAAATGTCTCTTTTGATCCTGCTATGCCTAAAGAATTACAAGAGGATGAAAGGGGCAATTCAGTATCGCCTTACGGCTTTAATGGTGACGGTAGAGAAATTCCTAAAGGCGCTACGTCTAAAACGTTAGAAGAGTTACTTAATCCTGAACTACGAGATAAATTAGAACCTATAGATAATATTAAAAAAGGAGCAGGTACTACACCTACATCTGTAACATTTAGTCCTGCTATGATTGCAGCAAAGAAAATGCAAAAGAAAATACAGGATCAACTTGATGAGTCCTCTGCGTCTAAACATTTACGTAGCACTGCATTTGAAATGGCTTTGTTTGGTACTGGTGTTATGAAAGGACCGTTTGCTGTAGACAAAGAGTATCCTAGTTGGGATGACGAAACAGGTGAGTACTCTCCTACATTTAAAACAATACCACAGGTATCACATGTATCTGTGTGGAACTTTTATCCTGATCCAGATGCTAATAACATAGATGAAGCTCAGTACGTAATAGAACGACATAAACTATCTCGTTCACAAATGCGTAATCTAAAGAAACGTCCTTACTTTCGATCAACAGTTATTGACGAGGCTATTGCACTTGGAGAAAACTAT